TCCCGGTAGGCGGTGATACCGTTCGCGGCGAAGTCGTTGAGGATATTTTGCAGGGCACGGTTCCGGTCAGCACCGGACGCGACCATGCCGCCTACCGCTACCCGGGCAATGTCCCTGAACGCGTCCTCAGTGGCCCTCAGGACGTTCAAACCGGCGGAGGTGAACGCCGCCCCTTGCTCCACCGCCACAGCGGTCATGGCGGGCGCTGGAACAAACTGTCCTGCCGCTGTCTCCGCCACACCGTCAACCCACCCGTTGGCTAGTACTCGTTCTAGGTCTTCCTGCGACGGTTCCGCCGCCGCAAGAACGGCGCGGGCCTTCTCCATGAGCTGTCGGAGAGCCGTAGCCTGCTGCTGATACCAGTCGCGGGTGCCCACGGCCTCGATACTGATTTCCTTGAGTAGCTCAATTATTGTCAGCTCCGCCTGCCTGTACCCTTCGAGCAGGTACTCGATGTCTTGTTTCGTAGCCACTTACCAACCGTGGTCTTCCTCGTCGTACATGGCCTCGTTCATGGCTGTCTTTGCTGCTTCGAGCATTCCCAACCCGGTAACCAGGGGCACATCGTCGTCGTAGCAGGACACCCCGTATTCACCGTCTTCCCACATTTCGTACTGGATAGTGATGGTGTGCAGGACAACCCGGTTCACAGCGCTCCCTTCTACTCGTCGGTGTGCGGGTCACTATCCGGCGCACCCATGAACGGGTCAACCAGGTTCATGCCCTGGTCTTGCCGGATACGTTGCACCTCCGTGTTAACTTCGTCTTCGCCCCACTCCGGGTGCAGTGTTTTCACACCGGTGTAGGTACTCGCAGCCCCGCTGTCCCGCTGGGCCTGCACTGTCTTCGCCCGGTCAAGGTCCGTGTCCTGGATAGGCTCCACCATCGCGATTTTCGGGAGTGTCTGCGGCACCGGCCACGCATTCATCAAAGCGTCCATGCACGCCCAGGCGTAGATGATGTGCTGTAGCCCGGCCCGCCAGTACCGGGAGCGAGCGCGCCACGTGTTCATTGTCTTGGCGGACTTAGCCCGAATCTCCGTGGCCGTCATGTTCGTGCCGGTCTGCGGGTCAATCCCGACCGTCATAGCAGACAGCCCAACCGCCCCCACGGCCCTCAAGGTGGCGTGTTCCACCACCTTGAGGTATTCCTCTACCCGCATATCGAACTGGACTCGTTCCAGCGTGGAGGGGCTGTCCGGGTTCGCTGATTGGCCGATCATGTACACATCGCGGAACCAGTCGAACACGCTGCCCTGCCCGGGGGACAGCGTGTCCAAGTAGTCCTCCGACACCAGCAGGCGGGCGCGGGCGGAGTCCACCTCGTACCACAGGTCCGTGTACCCCTTGTCAATGTCTTCCCACAGACCACCAGCGAACTGAATATCCGATTTGCCGTAGTAGCGGAGCTGGTCGTGTGTGGACCATGCCGGGTTCTTTGCCCGGTTCGGCACCATCACCGCCGTGAGCACACCCAGGCCGGTGTGAATCTTGGTGCCGTCCTCCACCTCGTCCGCCAGGTACGCGGTCTCCTCACGCTCCTCATACGGGACCGGCTGGCCGAGGTTATCGTCCGACCCTTTCCACAGCTGGTATTCAATCTCCCCGACCCTGTGGGTCTGGGTGAGCCGGTAGACCGTCCGGTCCGTTGGGGAGTCCCGGAACTCGTCTACGAACGTCACCTCCGTGAGGCGACCCCACTGGTGTGTGGCAAAGGCCTGGTCCGCGTCTACCCACTCAATCCACGGGTGTGGGGCGACGGCGCTGTTCCACACGATACGGCCGAACTCCCACCCGAGGGCGGAGCATTTCTGCCCGGCTTCCACCATGTCGGCGGTGAACCCGTCGGAGTCCACCATGTCCCGCAGGGAACGTTCCAGTTCGTCTGGCCAGTCCTCCGCGGTGACACCCACGGCGTTACCGAATAGGAGGTCCCCGATGGTTTCGGTGAGTTCGGCGGCGACCGGCAGGTGACGGTCCACGTGCGCGGAACCATGCCGGGGGGCGGGGCGGCCAAGTGCGGCACGCGCCCCGAGACCTACTAGCCCACCGTTGTACTGGCCCCGCCACGTCAACGGTTGCGGCTCGTCCCTGGTGGTCTGCTTCTTGATTGCTGTGAGGTCACCAGTGAGCCACGCCTTGTCGCGCTTCACGGAGTCTAGTGCGGCCCGGTATTCCTGTGGTGGCCACTCCATGCGGGGGTCTAGCTTCACAGTGTTGTCTCCTCTACGTCGGCGTCACTGTGGGCTAGTCTCCCCACGTCCAATAGCGGTCAGAGGGAATACTTGGCCGGTGGGACGGTTTCAGACGGTGGTCACGACGGCGGGGCGTACACGATTCCTCCACAACGACTTAGACGAGTACACCGCGTACCTCAGCGCGTCCGCGTGGTGGTCGTTCACCTTCACCGGTTTATCTTCCCCTCGCTCGGTTGCTTTAGGGTCCCACCTGTACTCCGACAGTTCAGCCTGCAGCGCGGGTGTGCCGGGGGCGAGCAGTAGGCGCTGCCCGTCAAGGTTCGACGCGACCGTGTTAATTCCGTCCACCACACGGTTTGACGCTTTCACGAACGGCAACCTGCGGCCCCTCATTTCCTCAATGAACGACGCGGCGGACGGGTCCGCGTACCGGCGGCGCGGCAACCCCCCATACTTGAGCACCAACTGGTTCTCCCAGTTGGTGTAGGAGTCAGCCAGTTGCACGTCCGTCATGCGTTGGTCCCTGCCCGGGTTGGGGTTCCACTCGTCCACTACCCACAGCACCCCGTCATCGGATAGGGCGAGGGCCACACCGGCGGAGGGGTTGGTGACACCGTAGTCCACCCCGGTGGCGAGGAGCTGCAAACCAGCCGGGTCGGGCAATGGCTGCACCATTGTGTCCGGGTCCCACGACTGGTACACCGCCCCCTCCGCGGCCACCCACTCGGCAAGAATCATGCGGCGGTAGAACAGGCCGGTGTACTGGCGGTGCAGACGGGCCACATACTCCGGTGGCAACGTCGGGTTCTCTTCCAGGAGGAACTTCTCAACATGGACGTCCGGGTCGTTCTTGTCAATCACCCGGCGCTTCAAATAGTGGTTGCCCGTCCCCGGGTTGCAGGTCAGCAGGGCGCGACTATTCGGCAGGGATAGACGGGAGTACAGCATGTCGTAGAACGACTCAGGCCAGCCTGTGGCCTCGTCACCCCACGCGTTCTCCACCGTCAGACCTTGGATAGCCAACCAGGACGCCTCATTGTTTGCGCCCACGACGCTGAACGGTTTACCGAACAAGGTGCCGGTGGGGGCGTTCTGCCTGTACCGCAGGTGTGGGGCGATAGCGGCGAACTCCGGGCGGGACACAATCGGCTGGAAAATATTACGCCACACCGTGTTCGTGGAATACCCCACAACTAGGTTGGTGCCTTGCCCCGTCGCCATGCTCATGCGGGCAATAAAGTCGTGAATCTGCCCGTAGGTTTTCGAGGAACGCACAGACCCGTACCACAGGTTCACCGTGGCGGTTGACTGGTTCAGTGCGAGCTTCTGCCGGTTAGATAACGCCACACCCTACACCTCAAACTCGGCAGGGTCAGCCTCCATAATCGTGGCGAACATTTCCTGCAGGTTCTGTTCCACATTGATACTGGCGTCCACCTGGATACCCGTATCGAACCCGTTAAGCCGGTGACGGGTCTGGGCGATACGGTTCTGGGTCTCCACCAGTTTCCTGATCTGGTCCACCCATTTAATGTCCGGGCCGTCCTTCTTAAGCTTCGCCAGACACCGCCCGATCTCGGCGTTCAGCCGCAGGTGCTGCTCCTCGGAACGTTCCAGCTCAATCTTCATCACAGCCTCGGCTGGTTCCCGCGTAATCAGGTCCAGGGCCTGCTTCACGTCCCGCTCCGCCTGCGACGTACTGATACCCAGCTCAGTGGCGATCTGCGGGTACGACAGCCCTTGTTTCCTCTTCCGCAGGGCGTCCGCCATGCGCTCCCGGCGCTCCTGTGTGATTCGGGTGCCTTTTCGTCCTCTGCGCGGCATTGTGGTCTCCTCTACTTCCCTAGCCTGTTGGTTTCCCTAGTCCAGGCCCGTTACGTCCCCGTCTGCGTACAGTTCTTCGAGGGCGTTGTGGGCTGCTGCCCAGAGGCCCATTGCTGTGAGGTAGGGGGTGCCGTCGGTGACTTCCACACTGATTTCGGGGTGTCCGTCTACTAGCACTTCGGTGAGGGTGATTTGGTTTAGGGGTTGTTCGTTGTCGTGTTCCACTGGTTCAGGGTGTGTCGTGTGTGGTTGCGGTCAGGTGTCGAGCAGGGTTCGTACCGCGGTGGCGGCTTCCACCGCCAGGTCAAGACCCCCGTAGCCGGAGAAAAGACTGCCGATTTTCTTAGCGCCGCGCCCAGGCCCTTTCATGTTTCTCCGCCCACCTATTCCCCAACCGGAGGTTGACCGGTCAGCAACGCCACTCATGGGCATTCTTCGGCAGTGCGTTGCCTAGCGGGCTGCGGTATGCCTTGCCCGGGCCGGTCACGTCGAGCACAGACTTCGCCCACTCGCGGGCTACCCCCGGGGGCACGGTGATGGTCCTGCCCTCCGGGTCGAGGGTTGCCCCGGCCGGTATAGCGATTACCAGTTTGTGGTTAGTGGTCATAGTGCAGGTCTCCCTTGTTGGTGAGTACCCCGCCCAGGACTCGAACCTGGAAACCATTGCTGGTGGCCGAATTCGTCGGCTCCGCTCGCCGTTACGTTGGCGGGGCGCGCACGCTAGGAGGTTCTGCTGGCCAGCGTTTCCTAGCGCGGCGGGGCAGCAACCAACAAAGGACATGCTCGGCGGGTACACACGTCGCCCGCTTACTCC